ACCCCATTGCCTCCCTACTGGCCAGATCGCATAAACAGGATTGCCCTGCTGCCCAAAAACTTGCTGCTTATTTAGAGTTTCCCCTCTGGCCATGAAATAAATCACCGCGCTACAAATCCGCATAGAACGCATAAATACCTCTACTTTTTGCCAGGCAATAATTGCGCCGCTGGAAATAGAATACTGTATGTGCATCCAGTAAATCAATTTCACAGTTTTCAGTTTTACAAATCCTTTGCTATTCCCCCTCAACCCTTGCCGCACCTGGCTTCGCTTCTTTTGGCGCTCCCTTCAATTTGATCGTTAAGCTGATCGTCTCGAATGGCAAAAAGCAAATAAATCCCTTAATTTACATAGCGTTGTGTTTTTACTTCGATCCTAATTTGATCGTTGAAAATGAAAAATACTGAAATCCTTTTCAATCTTTTCAGTTTGGGATTGCGTGCAAAGGCTCAGGCGCGGCGCGGGCTGGCGCTATGGTTTGTAGAAAAATGAAACTGAAAAAAATAACTGACGCAAAAGCCGCAGGCGGGTGCGGTGTAGTGCAATTTTCGTCGCATCTTGCTTTGTTTCGTGGGGGTGTGGCTGCGCGTGCGGCATCAGGTTGGCTTGATCGTTTTGAATCGAACGGGGGCGGGTTTGGAATGGTGCGGCGCGTGGTGGCCGCTATAGCGTGGCATATGACGGGCAAAGAAAAGCCCGCACTCGGCGGGCTAATTTGGGCGGGGGTAATGCTATCCGATCACAGGGTTATATTTTGTGGCCAGCGCGGTGGCCGTGGTAGCGGTTCCTTTGATGGCCGCTGCGTTAAGCGGTGCGCCGGTATCCTGGTGCGTGTGCGCAGCCATTAACTCCGCCAGCTGCTTCACCACGTCCAGGGTTTCTAGCATCAGCTGACAGACGTTAATACTTTTGCTGCCAATCCATACAACCGGTGCGATCACTTCCTGGCGCACGGCCGCCACGCTGCTGCGAAGTTGCCCCACCTTCTCAACCAGTTGGCCCGCTACGTTCACCGCGCTATTGCCGGTCACGTCAGTAGTGGCATTGCCCTGAATGCTGGCCACATAGTTGGCTTGCGTGGCCAGGCTAAAATCCCCCTGGGCAACCTGCTGCACGGCACCGGCCAAAAGCTTATACGTACCCAGAACAATGGTTTTATCCGTGGCCTGAACTGTGGTTTCCCTGGCTACCAGCGTACGTGTTTCCTGATCGGCCTGGATAACCCTGCGCATAGAGGACTCGCTGATCGTCTGGTCTGTTTGGCGCTCCCAATCACCTGCAGTCGTCACGCGCTGCGATACACCATCGCGCTGCTGCTGTAGCTGCTCACCAGGTTTTACTGCAGGTAAACTATTACCCTGGGCCATGGTCTGGCGAACAAAGGGTTTATCCGGCCTCCCCTCGTTAAAGCCCACCTCTACCAACGTGCCAACGGGTGGAAAATGGAACATACCCGACTCACTCCCCGCCATCGGCAGCGGCAGGGGAACGGCGGAATAAATCGGCGTATCTTTAGCGGGTTTGCCGTCTGCGTCTAACAGCTGCAAATCAACCGCGTACCGGGGGCGATAGGGATCCGCAATATTTCCGTTACTCACATCCTCGCTGGCTGCCTCAACCCTGGCGAATTTCGGCAAATGCAAACCGCTGGCCAGTTCCGGAAATGCCCCCTCAATCTGGCGCTGAATCGGCGTTTTCTGTAGGGCCTGGCCGGTGGCCTTATTGCGCGGCGTCCAGGTGATGGCCATATCATCGTTATGCAACCGAACCGTGGTTAACCGCTGGCCGTTCACGTCCACGCCAGGGCGCAGGGTTTGGACAACCGGCACGGTCATGGTATTGCCCGCCGCCGTTCCCTGGCTAAATTCGCTGGGGATCTCCACCGGCTTACCCGCAAAAAGCGCATCCGCAGCACTGCCCACGAACACCCCGCCGTCAGGAAGCTGATACCAAATATAATCATTGATAGAGAATGCGTGGCCCAGGCTGGACAAAAGTTGATAACCGGTGCCGCTGTGCGTGAAGTGTGGGATCGGCTTGTCTACGTAGCTGGCCGATGCGGGAACGGTAAATTCTAGGCCGCTTTCTTCGGTCAGCCACTTGGCCACCTTACGCAGCGTCGGATGCTGGAACGAACACGGCCAGGCACGTTCGAATACGCCGACCAATTCCCGGACAAAAAGCCGCTGATAGCCGGTTTCCGCTGGCTGCGAACGCTCCACAAACCCGGTAAACCAGCGCAGCACCAGATCGGGATAACCAATGTCCAGGCGCACCAGTTTGCCGGTAAAATCTTCATCCGTTTGCGCGGTGATAAAACCCCGGCCGCACGCACTCAATTCCAGCACCAGGTTAACGTCTACCAGGTGCGCGTCAGTGTTTGAAAGGTACAATCTTTTGACCGGTTTCATGCTGGCCCCAATGCATCATTGACCGGCTTCAACACTTTGCGCTCAAACCAACTCAATTTCTCTTCATCCTCGGCCGCGCTGCTGCTACCGCCCGCGCCCCCCTTGCCGCCCTGCTTAGTCGCTGCCGTTTTGCCTCCGGCGCGGGCTTCGCGTTTTTCCGCCACGCTGCCTTTTTCCCGTAGGGTAAACGTCACCAGCCAGGCCATTTTCCCTTCCTGCGGCGGCGCATCCACGGCCCCGGTAAACGTACCTTCCCGAAAATTAACAGACTGGGCGGCCAGGTTGGCCACACGATAGGTTTGCAGCTGGCCGCTGCCGTCTTTGGCTTCTGCCAGCTCGAAAATACGTTTCAACACCTTCGCATCACGAAAAGCAATAACGCCGGAAATTCGCAGCTCTTTGGCTTTAATGCCCTGTTCCGCGCTGGCCGTGCTCGATGACTGCCCGGATTGGTCTTTTTCCTGAAATTGTAGCGTGGGCGTGACTTTAAGCCCCATCAGCGCAATGGCTTCCCCATTAAGCGCCAGTGTTGTGATCGTCATTTATCATGCCCTCCAATGGCGATAAATCCGGGCCGCTAAACAGCGTGGCCAGGGTAAAGATGGCATCCTGCTGCGGGATGTTTTTGCGCATTTCACTGGCGATAAACGCCGGGGAACCCTTCGCACTGAACACCCAGGCGGGGGCCGCTTTGCCCTGTAAATCTGCCAACGCCTGGCTGACTCCCGCCAGGGCCGAACTGCGGGCGCTGGCGAAATCTGACAATGCCGACACCAGGCCGCCAACGCTGGCCCCGGTGGCCGCCTCAATCTTTGCCTGGGCAATACGCTGTGCATTCATGGCCAGCCGGTTGGTGGCGGTTGAAAGCGGCACGGGGGCCGGTAATCCACCCAACGCCTTGCCAGGGATCTGCATTTTCGTGATGGCAAGTGTGGCCGCTTCCTGCGCCCTTCGCGTGACCTGGGAAAACACTGGCAGCGGCAGCACGGACGAAAACGCCGTCAGGCTCTTCATAAAATCAGCGTGCGTGGTGGCGCAGACCATCAACACCACGGCGCTAGTTTCCTCGCTAGCCCCTTCCAGCTTGCGGGCCAAATGCTCAGTGGCATTTTTTGGGCTTAAGTAGCTGCCCTCGCCCGCCTCCTGGCCAACGCCATACACCCAGGGATGGACCGGCAATACAGAGCACACCAGCGCCCCCATATTTTGGCCAATACTTAACGTCGCTTTGCGCCACATTACTGCGGCACCGATGGCCATGATGGATCATTGCTATCAACGCGAGTCAATGCGATGCGGTAAACTTTCCATGCTTTGAGGCGCTCTACCTCTTCGTCAGATGCTACCGCAAGTTCAACGGCATCCTGCAAAGGGTCGATCACCACGGTAGCGCGTGCTATGAGATCGGCACGCTTTGCATTCACCTGAGCGACAATCTCGGCCTTCGTTTCAATCCGTTTTTTAATCTTGATACCGTCAAAATACCAATTTCCATCAACCACAAAATCGGCAGGTATCTTAGTGGCTTTAATCTCAGTCACAGACAAGTTAATAGGCCAAAGCTTAGAAACATCGGTAAAAGCCGAACACACCGCACCATCGTCGTTGTAGGCAATTTTTAGCGTATCTTTTTCAAAGTCCTTTTGGCTTTCATACCAATCATTACCCTGATCGTCTTTGAGAAACAAAACACTTTCGCCAAAGTTATTTTCATCTGGCGTGTACTCTGTCAGCTTTTTCATGTGCATCATTTTATGCCGTTCCTATAGTTACCCACTTTCCGCCTGCTAAAATCTGGACTGCCGAATACGCGCCCCACGAACCGGGGGCATAGTTAGCTCCAGACATTCCGGTGTATACGCAGCCAGACGGCAAATCAATGCGCCCGCCAGTGTCTGCAATTACAGTACGTCCCGCCAATCGCATACTTTGAACAAAGTTCTGAATAACCCAGCTTTGCGTTGCAAGATATATGGACTGATTTGACCACACGTGCCGCATATAAGGCACGTTCACGTTACCCGCTTCAAACCCAGCGGCATCGCATACATCCCGTTGAATACAATTAACATCAGCCGGTGTGGGTTTGTTATATCCACAATAAATCGCCCCCATTCCCGTACTATCAACCTGTCCAATTAACTTTGAGCCATCCCAGCCGAAATATATGACGTTGTTAAACATTCCCTCGCCACCGCCCTGACGAACTGCACCAACGTCACCAGCATTCGGTTTGTTGTTTGGGCTATAAACTCGCACGTTTGGTGAGTCGTAAACCCCTTTAGCAGCCTGGATTATTCCAGAGCTGTGGATATTGCGGTCTGAATGAATGTCTCCTACAGCGGAAATGTCCCCGCTGGTCGTTACTGAACCCGTTAGGTGGCCGCCTTCAATAGGCAATGCGCCGGTATCCTGCGCTGTGGGTTTATTTTTCTCACAATAAAGTGCGCCCATCGATGTGGAATCAATCTGCGCCTTCAGCTTCTTGCCATCCCAGCCTAAAATCACTTTATTGGTGGTCATGCCAACGCCGCCGCCTTGTTGCACGGCCCCAACATCGCCCGACGTGATCGCAATATCTTTGGACCCATCAAAGGCAACACCGGCAATCTTTCGCGCCGTCGCCAGCTTGGTGGCCGCCGCTGCCGTACCGCCTGAAGGTAGCGCCCCTACGTTTTCCGGCGTCAGGTTAATATCTTTGGTCCCGTCGAATTCAACACCGGCAATCTTTCGCGGCGTGGCCAGTTTTGTGGCGGCCACGGCAGTGGCACCAGACGGCAGCGCCCCAACGTCATCCGGGGTCAGCGTGATATCTGCTGACAGGTCTTTATTATTAACCTTTCGCGTTTTCGGCACGCCGTTGAGCGCGTTAAGCGCCGCAGCCGGATCAGCAATCTCCTTCAAATTGTTATCTTTGCGCAAATAGAGGCTGCTGCCTTTTGGGCGCAAATCCGTGATAGCGCCGCTGGCGTCAATGCTGGCCAGCGCAAACACGTAGTGGGCCACGCCATTGGTGGTGTAGTTCGTAAGCGTTGGGGCCACGGTGAATTTAATGGCGGTCTGGTAAGCGCTGGTTAACGTGCCGCTGTAGCTCACATCCGCCCAAATCTTGGTAGAGACTGGGGCTACTGCGACGTTGGTATTTTCAGCCAGAACTGCCCGCAGGCCGCCGATATACCCCACGCCCTGGGTAACAAAATGCTGACTGCCCGCCTTGGCAACTAAGAAGCCCGCATCAAAAAATGCGCCGGTGCCGTAGCTGTCCAGATTGGCCAGGCGCAGGGCTTCATCCATCCCCGCCAGGCGGGCAGTAAAATCAATCTGCCAGCTGGCGGCCGGTGTGCTGATCAACGTTTGGCTGACAGCCCCGCTGTACTCCATCAGGAAAGAACGGGTTAAGACGTTGCCCTGCTGGCCGTTGGCGTTCTTTACTTTGCTTTGAACTGGGGCGTGCACAATCATGGCCAACGTGCCGGTGGCCTTGTTAACCAGGCCGATCCAGTTGAAATCAAAATCGCCCACGTCCGCGCCAATCGTCACGGAATAGACCACTGAATTATCATTCACTACGCCGGTTTTACTCACCGCCTGGCGGTAAACAATTTGCGCGGCTGCTGGGATACTTTCCTTACGGTCAATCGGCTTGGACGGATCCAGCCCTGGCACGTTGGCCAACACAAATTCATCCAGGATAACGGGCTGATTATCGGCAGCTTGCTGCGCTTTCCATTGCTCAAAGGCTTCGGTAATTACGGTCTGAGACATTTCGCGTCCTTACGATAATGTTGCGCCAAACGTGGCGGTAGTTGATTCAGTGCCAAGGGTCGCCGGGTAACAGACGTATTCTCCCTGGTTCCATCCTGCCCGGATATTCAGCCCCGAGGTGGTGATCACTTCAAACTGATAGCGGCGGCAGGTGCGCCCGTACTGGCCGATGATCTCCATCAGTAATTCGGTGTTATCGGCTACCTGACTATCACTTACCCGCACCACAATCACATCCCAATCCAGGTCTGGCTGGCGCTCCAACAACTCAACGTAACCAATCCCCAGGCGGGCAAAGATGGCGATAAACCCCGCCACCGAACCGGCGTCATGGGCATTGATAAAGGCGTAGGCCACGCGCTTACGAAACAGCGTGAGCGGCTCACCGTTGAACCGGGTTATGTCACGGTCATATGCCAGCAGCCTTAGCAGCGGTTCGGCGCAGGTCAGCGGATCAAACTGGCGTAGCGGCCAGGTCACCCACTCATAAACCCCCTGCCAAAACGTCCGGGCAGCCTGCAACAATTTCGCCGGTTCGCCCTGACTCATCCAGGACGGCAATTTAAGGCTTCTTAATTTGGTCTGAAAATCAGGCACTTTTAATCTCCACCGTCAGGGATGCCAGGCGCGGCACGGTCAGCTCACTGACGATATCGCCCAGGGAAAAGGTGATGGAATCCACCGCATCAAATTGGCGGTGCATTTCCTTCGCCAGGTTAGAGAAAGAGAAGCGCGAATAAGGCCAGGTCTTTTTCACATCGTATTCAGCATTTTCCCGAAAGGCAGAGCGGATAAGGTTGCTGGCGCTGCCAATCAGTCCGGCCTGCTCTTCGTCCGTCATGTTGTCCGGGTTAGTCACAAACAGGCTGACGCTTAGCGCGTGCCGCGTTTCCGGCATCGCCATGCACTGCATATCATCGCCATGGCCGTGGTGGCCCTGGGTGTTGATGTGATCATTAACCGCATCAATAAACGGCTGGGAGGTAACGCCGCTGTCCAGCAGCAAATACGCATTGGCCGTGCCTGGCCCGCGTGGCGCATCGTGCAAAAAGAAAATACGGTCAACGCTCAGGCCGACAACGCTGGCTATCATGCTGCGGTAAACCGCGTCCGTGTGGTAATTGCCGACGAGGTTAAACTGATTACGGCAGCGCTCTCGCAGCTCGTCATCCGATTCAACATCCGCGCCAGGCGTCAGCAACCAATCATCCTGATTTACTGCCTGACTAATGCCGGTCACCGCCACCGGCAGAATGCGGTAATAACCCGGTGCCAGGTTAAACGCGCCGCCCGCCTGGCTTGCCGTGACGGGGATCAGCCCATCGGCCAGGCCCGCCGCCAGGGTGGTGTCAGCGTCCACGGTGACCGCATAGACCACACCGTTAATGCGCTCGGTCTGGATAAGGGTTCCCGCTGGCACCGTCACCGCCTGCTTGGCGTCTTCTTTAAAGAAACGGATCACGCCCTTGGCAAAACTGGCGGGCTTGGCCTCAAGGTTCACCCCCCACGCCAGGAGGCGAAGCATTTCCCCGCTGGCCGTGGCCAGAAACATATTGGCCAGCACGGTGGTGATCAGCGCGTCTTTAATCCACAGCACCGGCGTAGTGACAATTGAGGTAACCAGCCGCCAAAACGGCGACATGCGAGACGTATTGGTGATCAACCCCTCGGCCTTAACAATGGCGGTAAACTTCTCCGCAATCGCCGCCTGGGTGGTTGGCATACCGCTATCACTCAGCACCTTTTCAAAATCAACCGTGGGTTTATTAGTCATAATTCACCGCCGCTGGGACTTTTCCAAAATCATAGGTTTCCACTTCTACCCACAGTTTTTTTAATGTTTCCTCGGTAATGTTGACCGTGCCGGGAATAATTCGCTCATCGCTTTCAATTAACAGCGTCAACTGCGTTATTACATCAGCGCGCAGCGTGGGGCTTCTTTCGGCCACCAGTTTTGTGGTTAAGCCGCTTTCAATAATGGCGTGGACAATATCCTGGCCGATACTGATTTTATTATTACAAAGCCCCGGCTCATTCCCGGCATTAAGCGTAAAGTCTCGCTCCGTGATTAACAGGTCAATATATAGCGCGTCCGTCATGCTCCCAACTCCTGCCATTCCATTAGCTCGGCCGGTGTCATTCCCTTGGCCGGGTGAATATTCACAGTCCCGATGTGTTTACTACTATCAATAGTGGTTTTCGTGGTGGAATTAATTTCTTTACTTAATCCGCCACGCTCCACACCTTTCACTATTCCACCGGTAGACATTTGATTACCCATTGTCA